ATGCAACTAGCAAAAGAAGGCGATGATGACGAGAAAGATGAGACTGATGATGAAAAGGAACACCCTGCTGAAGAAGAAGATATGGAGCGAGGGCATGGATATAAGTCTGTAGAGGAATTGACTAAGCAGTTGAATGACCTCCAATTGCAGTTACAAAATGTTGAGGGAACTATGCAGAAACAGGTTCAAACTGAATCTGAAGACCGTTTGCGGAAGATGGGTTTCCGCGAAGAAACTGGATTGCAGTCTCCCAAACAGATTAAATACGACGCTATACCTCTAGGTACTGACGGTACGACTCCCATTGTTAAGGCACAGTCTGAAGGAGATACGGTTGACCAATTGGTTAACCTATCTTACAAAGAATTGCGGGAACTTTCAGCCCGTATTCAGGCTGGCGATACCGAAGGGATTCCCCGTGAGTTACTAGGTTAAAATAAGGAGAAAAAATTATGGCTAATCCATCACTTGCAGAATATCTAGCTCAGTCGCAACGTGGAATGTATCAGTCGGTCTTCGGGCCTGACTATTTGCAGAAGGGTGTCTTCACTGTAGACACAGCGACGGGCATTTTCAATACGACTTATGGTCGTAAAGTTTGGCAGGCATTGAACAACCAGACTAGGTTCTTCAATGCTATCCCTAGAGTAGTCTGGGGTAACACGGCTGGTTGGCGTGTCAGGAGTGACAGGGGAACTAATCGTTCCCTGCCTGTGTCTGAGACAGGTGACCTCCCGACGATTGACGTTTCTAAGATTGAGACTATATCGAGCTTGCCTCGTATAGTTGCTACGACCTTTGGTGCTTCTGTGAAGTCAGTCTTCACGGCGCAGATGGAAGGTGGTATTGGGGATGTCTTGGCAATGGAAAATGAACATGCTCAAATCGACCATGTGAAGGAAATCAATGAGGAGATGCTTGCGGGAGCTGCTTACATAGTATCCGCTGGTGCTTCTACCTCATTCACAGTGCCAGCCTCTATCGCTAAACACTTTAAGATTGGCGATACGGTTGTTCACTACGATATCAGTGCTGATGATTGGGATGTAGGAGCTGCGGGTGCTAACACCCGTACCGTTTCAGCTGTTAACTCCACCACTGGTGTAGTTACTGTTTCGGCTGCATTTAATGCTACCCCCGCCGATGGCGATGGTATGGCTATTTATAGCCGTGCTGGTATTACTAGTGTTGATGATGTCGTTGCTGAAGATGGAGCATCTTTCGGTAACCTGTCTGCTGACCACGCCAACTTCGCTGCCAATGGTGGCGTAAGAGCTTATGACCTTACTTTCGGTGGTCGTGTAGCTGGCGATTGGAATGCTGGTGCTTCCGTTTCTTATAACGGTGGTACAGGCCGTGAACTCTCCCTTACTCTTCTTGATGGTGCTATCCAGAAGGTTAGGGAAAATGGTGGTGAGCCAAAGCTCATCCTCATGGGACACGATCAGTACTTCAAGTTGGAACGGTTGTTGAATACAAACCAACGGTATATGGGTCAGGAAGAATACCAGGTAGGCGTAGGCTCTGAGCGTACCTTCCCTGGTACTCGTACTGGATTGATTCTGGCTACCTATCTAGGTATCCCAATCCTACCTGATGCAGATGTGCCTAAGTCTGTATCGACGGCTGATGCCGTTCTCGGAACTAACATTTATGTGTTGGATACCGATTATATGGAAATGGCAATAGCTCAACCTACTCAATATATTGAGAACCGTGATTACTTCGCTGCGAACCAGTTGATAGTTCGTGGCCTGTTGTATACGATGGGTGAGATGCGTTGTAAAAACATGTGGGTTCAGGCTAAAGTCGCTGACCTGAATTCCTAGTCATTTTGAGGGGTGGGAGTCGTAAGGCTCCCACTCCCTCTTCCATTTAAATACGGAGGTCTAACACTATGGTTACCGGAGACACTCAAGATACGTTAGACATTAGATTAGCCGTATATATGGAAAGGCTGGATAGTTATATTGATAGCCAAACCAAATTAAATGAGCGATTGTGTTCTAAACTTGAAAGGTTGGACACTAATATAGATGAGATATATGAATGGAAAAGTAAATTAACGGGAATGAAATCAGCCTACCTTGGAGTGGGGTTGTTGTTTATACATACCATCGCTGTCATGGGAGGATTAACAGTACTCTTTAAATGGTTTCTTTCAGGAGATAAATAAATATGGGAAATGAACGAGCAGATGAATGGGCAGCTTGGGAGGTAGATCCAAGTACCAGAACAAGTGTCCATCCTTTTACGAAATATGCCCCGATTACCGCTACCCTTTCAACTACTGCCTCAGATGTCTTTACTGTAGATAGGGGAATCCCTTCTGTTAACCTCGTTAAAAATCCACAATTTGGTGCAGCGAGTTTGGCAGAATTTACTGCTGATGGAGCACCCCTAGCTAGGAATACTGCTCAACAAGCTACTGGAACACATGCTATGTATGCTGACCCAGCCAATGCTGCTGCTGGTGAAGGATATTACTGGGCCTCCACATTTTCAGGACATCCCGAAGGGAGTTTTCTTATTGGAAGTTGTGAGGTCAGAGGAGCTTCTGCCAGCGGTTCTGTTACCATGACTATAGAAAATAGTAGTGGTGAAGTATTAGCTACTGGTACTACGGTGAATTTAAGTACGAGTTGGCAACGATTGACTGTAAGGTGTTCTCTTCCTAGAGGTGCTGCTGAATATAGAGTAGCAGTACGAACTACGGCTCAACATAATATTACTTGGTATAATGATAAGTGGCATGTCGAGGTTAGAAATGATGGAAATATTACTGACTATGTTGATGGTGAACAGGGACTTAATTATGAATGGGTAGGAACCGCTCATGAATCTGCATCTAAAAAACGAGTAGGAATGTCTATGATACGAGGACTTAGATTAAAGAATGACCACGCTTCCATAGCTGTGTATGTAGCCTTTGACCAGACAGCTTCAGCTACTACAGGCTTTTATCTGCGGTAGCAGCTTCTGGTACACCAACCATACATGGAGTAGTATGGGGAATACATCAGGGGTAACCCTCCCAGTCTTTGGGATGATTCCAACACCACAATCATGGAAGCCTCAACTAGATAGCTTAGTAGAGTCTTCAGGTGTTCTTGCCCTGTTAGAAAAACAGGTAGGAACTACTACTATCCAAGACATCTCTTCTGCTCTAGATGAATACTTGAGATTATTTAAAGCGGGTATCGCATCTAGTGCTGAAGTTCTTACCTTGTCCAGAGCTTTCCCTGATAATGAAGATTTTATGCAGGCTGCTGCTCGTATAGAGAATGACCCTGTAGTAGTAGGTGGCCCTGCATCTGTTGAAATGATTGATAGGGAAGGACATCTGATTACTACTAATGCTTTGACTAAAGCTTTTGAAAAGTACATGAGTAATTTCCGTACAAGGAATGCTATGGTACTTCATTCAGACGTTCAGGTTGGATGGGCCTTGCCTGCTTATATATCTAAAGGTGGTCAGATATTTAAATCAGGTGTTGGTGAAAATGGGTTGTTCTTTATTACAGAAGTCCGTGATGATACTCGTATAGCTAAACGAGTTATTGAGCAGATAAATGAAGGTAAGCTTAAGAGTTATTCTATTGCGGGAAGTGCTATTAAAGTACAGCATATGCAGAAAGGTTTACAACCTTATATGCAAGTAGACGAAATGGAACTGGCAGAAGTTACAGTGTGTGAGAAGGGTGTGAATCAAAGTGCTAGTTTTGATATACTTAAAGGGATGCATATAGAAGCCGGTGGAACTTGTATTGACGGTAGCTGTCTCATACAGAAAGAGGAAGAACTAGATATGCAAACAGGTTCCCAAACTGGAAAGCTTGGTAAAGAACAAGTACAGTATAGGGATGCTTCGGAACCAGAAAAGAATGCTGGTATTATGTGTGGTACTTGTAAATATTATAATCCTGGTATGAGTGATTGTGATTTAGTGAATGGAATGATTATGCCAGGTGACTGGTGTTCAGTCTTTGCACCGATAGATGATTCTCCTGTATTAGAGAATGAGAATAATGTCAGAGAGATTATGGTACTTAGTGAAGATGGTAACATAGATTTTTCAAAGTCTTTTGCAAATTGGATAGAGAAGCTATCCTACACTGTGGACTTAGGGGATACTAATATGAATGGCCCAACTGAGATGGACTTGAAGTTTCCTGGTTGGCGTAGAAATCCTGATAAATATAAAAAGGAATTAGAACGTATGAATATGAATAAATCTGATGACCATGCGCGTCCTAAGAAACAAAAGGGAACTGCTACTTTATATAAAGCATTTGGTATCTTCAAAGAAGATAGATATAAAAGACCTGGAGAGACAGACCCTATGACTGGTGATCATTCTATGGCTACTTTAAATAATCAAGGTGGGAGGGAAGTAGAGCATCACCAACTCTTAAGGGAATACGGATTCCCTTCAGAAGTTCCACCAGAGGCTGCACGGTATGTTCCTGTAGCTGAAACAGAGACTACTGATTGGGGATGTCCTATTCATATTAAGCCTCCCTGGACGGTGAATGAAGCTGGTCAGCATCTAGGTGAGACTCATGTTGAAGATGCTTTAGCTAAACAGTTCTTCACATGGATGGATAATCAGAACTGTACCTGTGGACACGGCCCCCAAGGCTCATAAATTTTTTGCGCGGTTATGTTATAATGAGGGGGTAGTTTTTTGGCTACCCCCTTTTTTTAGGTATAATAAGATAAGGAGGTGAGATTATGCAAATGAAACTATGGCCTAAAGACCAAGACTGTACATGTGAAGAATGTACGTGTGACCAAGCTTCTTCTGAAGAGAAGATAGAATGCAGTTGTACTGTATGTGATTGCGAGAAGTGTCATCCAAGCAGATGTTTCTGTAATGACCACGTACAAGAACTTAAAGGTCTTTGTGAATGTGGAGATGGATGTACTTGTGATTGTGACTGTTGTGATGATTGTGCTAATCAGGAATTTAAAGAGGGGGGCGACTAGAAATCATGGAGGTTATTGTATCAACTATAGTATGTATTGGAGTATGTATAGGACTAGTATGTGGACAGAAAGAGAAATGTAAAGCTCGTTCTAAATGGGCATTACATCATATGTCTGAAGAACAATGGAAATATTATTTTAATGAAGGTGGAGAGATATGAGAAAGAGTTGGGTGCGTTGCCCAGGTTGTAATCGAAAGCAACATGCAAAGACTACTAAGGCTGGTACAATGTGTACGCCCTGTCACAAGGCTGGTAAGATACCAGTAACTAATCGAAGGTAGATTATGTTCCGACCACAAATGTTTGTTGCTATTATAGCATTGGGGGTGATAGCTATATGGGGTTTACGGATAGACCATGTTGAAATTGCATCTATGTGTGCAGGAGGTATAATAGCGTTGGGTATGAAACTGTTGGATATAGACCCTAAGTAATAAGGGGGTGATCCTCATCTACAACTGCGCCGTGACTGAGAAGATTATCACGGCGTTGTTGTTTTTGCCCCGTTGTGGTATAATGGTATCGACCAAATTTTTTCGCGGGGGGCCAAGTGAGAGCAAAGACTTTAAATCAATATATACATACGTTGGCAGAGTTGCCAAGGGTTCAAGGTTTTCTTAATCAACATGATAGTCAACAAACATTTAAGTGTCCACCTGTAGTAGTAGTTCCATCATGTGGTTCATTGGTTGCTGCATTAACATATGGCAACAATCTTATTGAAGTATCCTCATGGATATTAGTAGATGATTTTGAAACCTATAGCGTCTTACGACATGAGTTTGCTCATGTGATTAAAGCTCATTGTAAGTTACCAGGCACACCTCATGGTCAAGGATATATACAAAGCTTAAAAAATGTATCTCCAAAGACCTGGCGTAAAGATACACATTGGTATCCTAATCTTGATATAGAGGAGGCTAGATTAAAGATACATCCAAAATCAAAAACAATAATAAATAGAGTGGGGTGATAGATGGTCATAGAAGAAAGTTCAAAATTCTTTAGATTTATATTAGTAGTAGGTTTCATAGCTCTAATCTGTGCGGCTTAATTTTATAGAGATATATAGTAAAAAGAGTATAATATATAGTAATAGAAGTAAAGAGATAGTTCTTTACGAAATTCGTTATTAAGTAAGGAGGAGTTATGGATTCTGTTTCATTGCATGATAAAATACTATATCCTGTAGTACGAGTAAGAGCAGGACAAGCAGGAGGTAGCGGGGTTTTAATTTATAGTGAAGCTGACCCTAAGGACAAAGGTAAGTTCATTAATATTCTTTTGACTTGCCAGCATGTTATTGATGGGGCAATTAAAATTAGGGATGAGTGGGACGCTATTCTCAAGCGAGAAGTTAAACGTGATGTGCTTGATGAAGTAGTAATTGAAGTCTTTGACTATGATGGTAGTAAAGTTGTTTCTGCTAATTCAACTACTGGTCAAATTATAGCATACGATAAGCATCATGATTTGGCTGCTATTAAACTCAACAGTAATACTAGACCCTTAGCAAATGTAGCATCTATTATTCCTAGGGATGAAATTTCAGACCTAAAATTGTTTGACCCTGTATGGGTTAGTGGGTGTTCATTGTTACATGACCCATTCCCTAATCCTGGTACTATTACTTATCTTAGAGAAGTGATTGACCAGAAGGCATACCTTATGCAGAATGCTTCTAGCATATTTGGTAACTCTGGTGGAGGATTATTCCACGGTGGCGAGGGACATTTACTAGGTCTGACTAGTAGAGTTACAGTAACCCAATTAGGTTTTGGTCTTGATGTACAAACATGGATGGGTTTCAGTACTCATCCTGATAGGTTGTATGAATTCTTTGACCATCAAGAACTTCAGTTCTTGTATGATAAGAAGGATGATTATTATAAAGCATTGGCTCGTAGAGAGGCTCGTCGTAAGGATGCTCTGCGTAGTATCATATTAGATTCGCAGGGAGTTACGGAGGATAGTGATGATGGATAAAAGAGTATTTAAAATGGTAAGACATAGTGATGGACATTGGCATCCTTGTTGTGAGGATGATGCAGACCAATTCTTACAAGCTTCTTCTTACTATTCTATAGAAGAAGTAGGTCAAGAATACACATGCCCACGGGGCCATACATTTATTACTCAGAACCCACTAATTATTGCAGTTGAAAATAATCCTGATTATAATAGTGGCCCTATATGTAGCTACTGCTTGGTAGATTGGCATCGTAACAATGTCAATGCAGAAACTTCCTCATGAGCAAATGGTCTAATAGAGATAGGAAGAGGTCTAAAAAAACAACGGCTCGACGTATAGATTCTCAATATAGAGAAAAGGGACAGGGTAAAGATTCAGACCAGAAGAAGAGAGATGCTCAGTTCCGTAAGAGTCTAGATAACCTAGTTGAAGAGCTTACGGATATGTTAAACAATTAACATGAAAAGAATTATATTTTTAATGTGTCTTATTGTTGGACATAAGTTTTCCATTTTATTTCTGGTCAAAGAAAAGGTTTGTATTGAATGTAGTCGATGCACATCTAGGAGGATATTATCAAATGACAGTTCAACCTCATGACGAGGATTATCCCTCGACATCAACCCCTATTAAATTCTTATCCCTCACTCGTAACGAAGCATTATATTTAGATGATAGTTTAACTATGATGCTAGATACTACAGAGGGCATGGTAGTGTTTGCTACCATGCGTCCAATGGCATCCACTATTTGTGTGCCTGCTCCAGTAGATTTAATTGAGAAGATTGCGATAGCAGTCTTGTCTACATTAGATACTGAGAATGAGGGACGAGAAGCTGTAATTGAAGTTAATGAGGGTGACCTCTATTGTTTACGAGAACTTGCTCAAAGCTATGTTAGAATTGGTGAAGAACAAGTAGGGTATAATCTGAAACGTAAAATCTATAAAGCACTATATGGTACTGAGTATATCTTAGGCCGACAGTTAGAAGAGGTGTTAGATGGTTTTACTCCTATGGTTAAAGACCCTGAAACAATAGTGGCTCCCAGCCGCGACGATGAATTTTAACGATGGTTGTGTTATAATCGTTTTACGGTTCAACCAAAACTAATCGCTCCAACAGGAGGTGACAGTCGTATGAATAAATGTCTAGTTTGTAATAAACTAGTAGCTACCAATGTGTCAATCCCTGATACAGTTATACCTTTACTAGGTACTATAGAAAGTAATCATGGTTGGGTAGCACATTCAGACTGTATTTTTTCGTTTAATTCTACATCCCTCTAATGAGTTTTTAGAAGGCTTACGTAAAGTAAATGGTTTCATTCTCCATGTGGAGTGTAGAGATGCCAGAGTATCTTGTGCTGACTGTCAATATGAAATAAGTAATGCACTAGGTATGTCTATAGGTATCTTTAAGATGTTGAAAGCATACATATTAAGAGTAGAGAAAGGCTTTGCATATATACATAAATTTGATTAAGAAGGAGAAAAGATAAGATGGCAGCTAATATATTTGGTGACAGGTTCTTTGGTCGTAGGACTCCTGCATGGCATAGGGTTGGTACAGTTATGGATGCAGATATGACAGCCACTGAAGCTATGCGAATATCTAAAATAGGTTTTCCTATTAGGAAACTTCCCGCTTTCATCCAACTAGAGGATGGACAATACATCGAGTCTGGGTACTATGGTGTAGTTCGTGAGCAGACTGAGGATGACCCTCAAGATAGGGTACTATCTATGGTAGGTAAAGAGTGGACTCCTATTCAAGCTTGGGACTTAGCTAAGATGCTTGACCCTATATCAGAGAAATATCCTGTTGAGACAATGGGAGCATTGGGACATGGCGAAAAGATATTCATGACCCTTGACGCTGGTGAAGGATTGATAGCTGGCGAAGACCATCACATGTACTACCTAGTTACAGACCATCGTGATGGCATGGGTGCTTTGTCCATAGCCTTTACTCCAGTAAGGGTAGTATGTCAGAACACTCTGACCACTGGCCTTGCATCAGCTAAGGTATCTGTAACACTAAAGCACAATCGTACTATCCATCAGGATACTGAATGGTATGTATACTTGTTTAATAATATGTTGCAAGCTAAGGAAAAGGTGATACCTGTTCTGAATTCTCTTGCAGAGTATAGGATAAATGATGAAGAAGCAAAATCAATTATTGATTCAGCATATCCTCAAGCTTCTAAACCTCGTAGGCTTACCTTGTCTCAGGACATAACTCCTGACGATGTAAGTAAAGATGTCTGGCTTTCTATTTTGAATGATAAGACGGAGCGTTATCAATTCTTTAATGATAAGAATAGCCGTCTTGCTAATACTCCTTGGGGAGCATGGCAAGCTGTAGTAGAGACTGAGGACTTCCGTAAAGGACATTCTAATTCTGCTACTGCTATCTTTGGCATGAGGGCTGAAGCAAAGAGCAGGGCATTCAAGACCGCCTTAGCTCTATGCAAGTAACAGTATGTAATATGATTGGCTGTAAGAATAAAGTCTCTGGTTCCATTCACTTGGGGCCAGGGACTTTACTTACAGTTTGTAGGAAACATTTAAAAGAATTGAGATTAGAGTTAGGACACGATAAGGAGAAGTAATGACGGTCACCTTTTTTCCCATCGCAAATACATCCTCTTGGCATTCTAAGATGGGTAGGTTCTTTCTCTATAGATACAATAGAGAGCTGTATCTTACTGACTGTATAGAAAAGAGAGTACGAGTATTCCCCTATCTATATAGTATGTATGATTGGCTTGAGAATACTTGGGGAGGGATTCCTAAGTTTAGGGCTGAAGAGGATTGCAATTTACCCGTTGGTTGTGGTACAATAAAACAAGATTTTTTAGGAGGAGAACATAACATGACTACCAGTAGCGGCGGATTAGTAGACCAACTTATTGGTATTGTAACAGATGCCAGAGAGAATGCAGAAGGTATTAAGGGTAGTATAGAGGAAAAGCAATCAAGGTTAGAAGACTTTCACACTGAAATAGAAGATGGCTTAAACAATGCTGAAAGCTTTCTCGATGCTCTTAATGAGTTGGATGAGGTTATATCGAAATTGGAAGATACTATACAGGACTATGAAAGTGAGTTCTAATGTAGGAATATTCCAGTGCTCCTCATGTGGATTCATGGAAGATGATTTCTCATTCTTCCATGTATTGAGTTGTGAGGAAGATGTAATTTGCGTTGGGTGTTATGATAATTATCAAGGTGAGTGTGATACCTTAAAGGAGGAAGAGGATGGCTTACTACAGAACTAAATACTTTGGAGTAGAAGCATCAGTGGATGCTGTCAATAGGGGTAGTGCGGATGCTCAGTTAGAATGGTTACTGAAAGGAAACCCATGCTACTGCGCTGACTGTCGGGAAAGTTATGATAAAGATTACAGTGTTAGACTCCTTGCAGGATATGATACTGAAAGTTACTGTACTAAAGACCAGTCTTCAATACGGTTTATATAGTTACTACTGTTACTATTGTTCTTACTGGGTACGGTAACTTGGTTTACGTCTAAAATATTATGGGGGCTTTTCTTACGAAGCCCCCCTAATATTTCTTATGGGGTTTGGTATTAGTTAAAGAGGTAAGTATGGAGTATACAGAAGACAATATAGAATTAGTTGCTGAAGCTATGATACGTAGAATGGAGGTGCAAGATTTATTAAGTGATGCTTTCAAATCTCTAACTGAGATATATAGAGTAAGCCCAGGACATTTCATAAATGATTCTATTTTGTATGAGACTAATCATAGTAAATACAAAGGGCCATTTATGGAGTTGATAGATTATTTCAAAGATGCTATAGTAGATGAAGGAGTAGAACAGAATGCGAAACTATAAGAAAGAACGAAGACATGATATTAAGGGCAGCTTCCGAAACATTCTCAATCTACAATTGAATACTGAAAGTATATTAGTAGGAGAACGGTGGTATCCTGAAGCTCATGAAATCGCTATGGGCCTAGGTAAGTTAGCTGGCTATAAGGGAGATACTGGTCGAGTACAAGTTGGTGCTGGTATCCTTGCAGCCCTATCTCCACAGACAGAATGGGGAGATAATATTCACCTTGCTCATATGTTAATCGGTACAGGTCATGCTAGTGGTCAGACTCAGGTTAATAATATTAAAGCCTTACGTATCCTTGATGGAGAACATCCTTTAGAAGTACTCGGAGGACGTAAGGTTGTACCATTCTATAAAGCTATAGTTAATCCTGAGGGAGATAATCCCACAGTTGTTGACCGTCATGCGTCTGCTGTATATATGGGCAGGCCATTGAAAGAATTTGAATTAGGTCAGTTGCAATCTCCTATAATTTATAAGAGGATATCAGGAGCATATGCTAGGGCTGCTAAGATGAAGGGTGTTCATCCTAATGTCTTACAAGCTCAGACTTGGTTACAGTGGAGAATAGATAGAGGTATTGCTAGACAAGTAGGAGTAAGAACTTAATGAGTCGAAAGAAGTATATACTTAGTGGTAAACCCAAGATGAATAGAGCCAATGAATCAGGCTGTGTTCAGATACCCAGTACAGGGGGCTTCACTCAGAAGCCCTCTGACTACAATCTAGATTTCCGTTTCGTTAAGAAGTTAGATACTAGTAAAGTTAAACCTTCTCGTATCACTCCTGAAGAACGAAAGAGGATTCTCGCTCAAGAAAATGCTAACATGAGGAGATAATGGGTAGACGAAAAGGTTCTAAAAATAAACCAAAGGTTGTGCAACATGAGTTATTACAATCGACTACTCCTATTATTAGTAGGAGTCCTATCCCTAATGCTGGTGTATCTATATTAGATATTGAGGATGTCATTGTACCTAGAATGATTCCTACAATAGTATATAATATAAATGCTACTAGGACTAAAGGGATAGAAAAAAGATTAGAGTCTTTACTATCTACAATGTAGTGATATACTTATGTATAGTAATTACTTTGTAGATAGTGGAGGCTGGGCTTTTGCTGAAGGAGATGATAAGTATAGTATACTAATAGGACACGTTAAGAATCTATTACCATTTATGGGTGGGCCTCACCCCGTATGGGAGCAGAAACGTAGTTATACTAGACATAAAGTAAAGAGGGGTATGCACCTTGGTTAAAAATAATACTCAGAAGAAAGATAAGTTTAACTACAGGCCGTGGAGAAATTTCAATTCATGCTATTCTTGTGGAAGAACTTTGAAAGATAAACAAAGTGACCAGAAATTCTGTGATGTTTGTCGTCTTAGATTAGATGAAGGATATGATTTATGGTAGGGTATCATTGTAAATTAGAAATTGCTGCATCCTACTATGAGACATTCTCATTTAATCTTATAGAAATTAGTATGCTTATAATAAGAGGGTGGCTATCAGGCATAGCCCTATGTTTACCAGGCGCAATTATTTAATAAGGAGAAAGACAATGCCTAATTGGTGTAGCAACAGAGTAACAGTATCTGGTGATGAAGAAGATGTACAAGCATTAAAGAAAGCAGTTAAAGGATACAGTAATAAGTTTAATAAGCTGTTTAGTTTTGATGCTATTATTCCATTTCCTGATGAGTTGAATGGGATAGGTTCTCCTGTTACAATTAAAACACAAGAAGAGATTGACCAGTATATGATAGACCGTGCTGATAGTGAATGGTCAATGAGTAATATACCCATTACTCAAGAGAGAAGCCAAGAACTATATAATAAATATGGTGCTGATAACTGGTATGATTGGTGTAATGAGAACTGGACTAGTAAGTGGGATGCTAGTGATGTTAGTCTGAATGATGATGAAGCAGATTATATCACATATGCATTTGAAACTCCTTGGGGGCCACCTGAAGCTATATATCATATCCTTAAGGCACAGCATCCTGATGTACATATCACATGGTTCTATGATGAACCAGGGATGGAGTTTGCAGGATACTTAGGAGATGAGAAATAAAATGTATAAGGTAATTTGTGCTGGTTGTGGTCAGATTTATAAAGTAAAAACCATTAGGGTGGAACCTGGATATTGTGCTATAGTCCGAAAGAAAGTAGGTATGTATAAGTATGAGCAATAGAATAAATAAGATAGACAAGACAATGTTAATTCACTTGTGGATGATTGCAACTAATGGTATAATGATAGTTTCTTTACTCAGTTAGAGACATTACTTTATTGTACAATAGTTCCTGAAGATGCAGCGGATGAATCCATGTTCATGAGTATGGAGTGGGATTCAGAAACATACTGGTTTAAGATAGGATTACCTGATGACTGGTTTGAGTCTAATGAACACGATGATGAAGATGAAACAGAAGAGTTTAAACCTGAAGCTCATCCGTATACTCATCCAATAAGAGATATAGGAACCTCTGGTAGAGTGAAGGAGAAGAAGTAATGGCTGAACAAAAAGTAATAAT